AAGCAGAAGCAGAAGCAGGGAACTGCTATTAAAAACAATGGTACTATACACGGAGAACCTGAACATAATAAAAAGAAAATAGGTAGACCAACTGCCTATAGACCGGAATATTGCCAGCAGCTTATAGATTACTTTAGCGTTGATCCGATGGAGATTATTAAGGATGCTGAAGTAGATGGAAAGGTGAAGCTAGAGAGGTTACCTGCTAAGATGCCATGGTTTGCAGGATTTGCACGAAAGATAGGCGTGAACATAGATACTCTGCATGAATGGAAGAAGAATTATGAAGAGTTTTCCGAAGCCTATAAGATTGCGAAAGAATTACAACGTGAGTTTCTGGTAGAAATTGGTTTGAGCGGCAAAACATCGGCGAGCTTTGTAATATTCACCATGAAGAATGTTTGCGGCTGGCGTGATGAGCGTGATCTGAAGTTGAAGAAAGCCAAAGAAGACAAGGAACTAACCGATGCCGAGCTTGACGAAGCCATCTTTGGATGATTTGTCGCGGGACGATATTCGGCGAGTATGTAAGAAATATCGAAACAATAAGCCGAGACTACGCCGCATACTACGTTCCGTATTCGCACGCCCCGCAAACATCCATCTGTTCGGCTGGTTTATTAACCGTGACTATATCGCACTAGAGACGCCTAATTTCCACCGTGAAATGCTATCTGCTGCCGCTGACGTGTCTAATAAATATTTGGCATTCGCTGCACCGCGTGGACATGCTAAAAGCACGACAATCGACTTTACTTATGCGCTATGGTCGACAGTGACTGAGAAACACCACTTCGGCGTCATCATCTCAGACACTGTGACTCAATCAATTGAGTTCGTGAATGCGCTGAAAGACCAGTTTGAGAATAATATCAAGGTTCGATGGTTGTATGGCAATTTAATGAGCGAAGAGTGGCGTGATGGCGAGTTTGTAACGGCTACTGGCATTAAGTGGGTCGCCAAAGGTGCTGGAATGAAGATACGAGGCTTGCGTTACCGTGAACACCGACCAGACCTGCTACTTATCGACGATTTAGAGAATGACGAACGTGTTGCTACGGCCGAACAGCGCAAAAAGCTGAAAAATTGGCTAATCAAGGCATGCCTGCCGGCTCTAAGCCGCGATGGACGCGCTATTATGGTCGGTACAGTACTACACCACGACTCACTGCTGCAGAACATACTAAGGCGCAGAGAAATGTTCGCAAGCTGGAATACGAAGCTCTATCGGGCGATTATGACGGACGATAATGGCAATGAATACGCTCTCTGGCCGGAGCATATGAGCCTGGAGCGACTGAAAGCCATGCGAGACGACCCAAAATGCGACGGCTACATTGGTTCGGTCGCATTCGCTCAGGAGTACCAGAACAAACCGCTTGATGAAGATGACATGATTATTCAACCAGGCTGGGTGAAGTGGGCGGAAGTAAGACCCGATAAGCGATACGTATCGGCGCGAGTAATGGCGGTAGACCCCGCGGTAAGCGAGCGCTCGGCTGCCGACCCGACTGGCATCGTGATTGCTGAACTAAGCGTGCAAGGTGATGTATATATCTACCATGTGAGCAATAAGCGTCTATCGCCGCAGAAGAACGCCGACTACATATCCACCCTCTACGAAACATTCGATCCAAACGCAGTGGGTGTTGAGGCTGGTGCTCTGCAGCTTGTATTCCGCGACATGCTTGCAGGATTGCCTATTGTCCCGCAGAAGCCAGACAAAGACAAAACGCGCCGTTTGCTTGCCGTAAGCCGATTCTTTGAAAGTGGTCGGGTATACTTCGTACAAGATGCGCCTGGCGTGCAAGACCTCTACGACCAGCTGATGGAGTTCCCAAATAGCAGCCATGACGATATGGTAGACGCTATGGTGTATGCTATCCGCATGCTGCTCATCGATGGAGCAATCGCCTCTACTGAAGAAATTGCACTTGCCGGCTCGTATGATAATATCGGTTCTGACGATAACGACGATGGCGATGAGTACGATGACTATGTGCTATAATTTAACGTAAGCAATGTAGTCACGGAAATTCGTGGCTATTTTTGATTGGAAACATAGACATGAAGTTATTTGGTATAAAGAATAAAAACGTACAATCAACCAAGGAATTGTCGCGTGAAGTTGGTGTTGCCGGCGAAGTGATATTTAGTAGCTACGAGCATGAGGAGCTGCGCAGCGATAAAGTGACAATCAAGCAGTACCGCGAGATGGTAGACAGAGACCCGACAGTCGAAGCGCTATTCAATGTATTCACGCTGCCGATTATCGCCGCTACCTATCGCGTTGACGCAAGTAAGGACGACACGAGCGAAGAGCAGGCGGAATTTGTCCGCACCAACCTATTTGAACCGCCATATAAAGGCGGCATGGAGTCGCCGTTCACGCTATTTCAAGATGAGCTTATGCTATCAATCGTCGACGGTTTCCAGCTATGGGAGAAAGTCTATAAAATCGAAAACGGTAAATATGTACTGAAGAAGCTTGCTCATCGCGATAGTATCGGCATTACGCTAATCCGCGACGAGGCTGGCGGCTATGGTGGTGCACGGCAAGTTGTAGGTTATGGCGAGCGAACGGTTGATGTGATTCTACCGGCATACAAGACATTCTTGTTTACGCACAACAAGTCACGCGACTATTTGTATGGTCGAAGTGCGCTGCGGTCATTGCGGCGGCCATACGAGAAGAAACACAAGCTGGAGTACCTTGACAGTATTGCACTGCAGGCTGACGCTATCAAGCCAAAAGTGCTCGTTCGTAGAGGTGACAACGCACTCGCAAGCGATGAGAGCGTTAAGGGCGGCGCTCTCGTAAGCAAGGTTCTCAGGGCACTATCAAAACTCGGCGAACGTAATTCTGTTGCCTCAATACCGTATGGCTATGACGTGAAAGAGATTACGCAGAATGGTCGCGACCCGCACCAGTCTATCGAACGGCAGAACTCTGAGATGGCTCGTGCATTTCTGGCTACGTTTATGCTGATGAGCTCGCAAGGAAAAAGCAATACCGGCTCGTATGCGCTAAGCGACAACCTCAAAGATGCAATGATGATGTCGCTTAAGGCATTCATGACGAAAATCGAAGAGCATATCAATCAGTACATCATCGCAGACCTAATCGACTTGAACTTCGCTACGCCGCATTACCCTGAGTTTAGATACGACGATATCACGAGCGATGTTGTCGAAACAATGTGGGAGGCATTCATGAAGCTTGTAGAAAAAGACCACATTAGCGACGACATGATAAAGAGCATCGAGGAACAAGCTGCTAACCGCCTTGATATTGACCTAGAGCAAGTTCGCAAGGAGCGTGAGAAGCGCGAAGCGAAAGAGGCTAAGAAAGAGGAGACTGCGGCTGACAACGAAGAGAATAGCGAAGCGGATGTAAAGAAACCTGAGCAAAACGTTGACATTGACGAGGTAGGTGTAAAGAAAATTGACAAAAACGATGGAGGTTCTGGCAGCAATGCCGGTAAATTTCTAAGCGACACCGAAATGAAGTGGTGGAGACCACTCACGCCTGCCGAACAGAACGTAAAGTTCGAAGATATCAATGCCAAGATGGATTCGCTGGAGGATAACTTCGTAACCGCCGCCGAACCTATCATGACGGACTTCCTTAAACAATTAGCAGCGAGCGGTATAGCAACAAAGAGCGCGAAAGACATAACCGTTGAGCTACCAGCCGAATACGTCAAGCTCGTCAATTCAACAATCCGTAATGCCTATAACTATGCCAAGAACGGCGCAGCAGACGAGCACAACGTACCAGCACCAGCTACAAGCCGTGAAGCTATGGCCACAATCCGCGGAATGACAGACTTTGTTATTACGAAACAGCAGGATGATATACGGAGTATTATTGCCGAACAGCGATTGAAGCAGCCAACAAACCTGGTAGACGAAATAACTACTGTGGCTGATATATTCCTAGAAGCACTTGAATTAGCATTACTCACCTGGGCGGCAAGCATATTAAAGCCGACAGCAAGTGCTATTGTAGGACGGGGTATCAACAATGGCCGGAATGACGCGTTTGCGTCGATAGAGAAGAGTGGTGACCTGTATGAATACTCTGCACTGCTAGATGGTAAAACCTGTGCAACCTGTCGCGCGCTAGACGGGAGCGTTGTTACGCCCAAAGAGCGCAAAACGACGAAGTGGCAGCCGCCGCCGCACTTCAACTGCCGTTGTATATGGGTAATGATACGTAAGATGTCGGATGACTACAAATTACCTGAAGTCACCGGTATGAAAAACGAAGCGCTTGCCGATAAGGTAGAACACCTCAAAACAACGCGCAAGCAGGAGTTGATTGATACTGGTACACTAGCGAAAGGCGTTACTAAAGTTGATACCGAAGCTCTATTGATGTACCAAGGGATTTACTATAAGGAAATAAATGAACACCTCCGAACCGGAACTGCTATTAGCTCGCACGCCGCTGAGGCGGTGAAACGGTTAGATAAGATGATTGCAAAGTCTGCGCTCGGTAATGACACTATACTCTATCGCGGTTTTGGTTTGAAAAATCAACTGGCCATTGGTGATACGTTCAATGACAAGGGCTTTTTATCGATGAGTCGCGATAATATCGTTGGACGAAGTTTTGCGTTCGGTGCGAATGACCCGTATAAATACTTGTTGCGGGTGAAAGTGCCTCAAGGTTATCATGGACTTGATGTAAACGCCATATTGCTTGAGCGCTCTGAATATCCGTATGAGAAAGAGATATTGCTTGGGCGCGGTCAGAATTATATAATTAAAGGCATGAGCAAACCGGACGAAAATGGTATCATTGACGTCGACATTGCGCTTGTAGATAAAAGCGGCAAGGAATTATCTGATCCGAATATTCGCGTTATCACTGCCGAAGAAATAGAAGCGGCTGATAAACTACTTGGTGTCGACGGTGACTACACACCGAGCGAAGAAGAACTGACTAAGATTCATGAGAAGATGCGTTCGTACAATCAGAATATTACAGTGACACGAGCGGATGGTACGACGTTTGCGACGTAATCTTGCCAACCCTCCTCTCTCTGTAGTACAATAACCGTGAGCAACGTGGTCACGAGCAGTGGGCACGTTTTTTTCTTTCTCTCGCAACCTAGAAAAGCAACGCAGCCACCGCTATCGTGGCTATTTCAAACGTTGCTAAAGAACAAACAATCATGAAAACACAAACAAACACGAATACAAACACGCTACGAAGCCGCTATGTCGCGGTTACTGAGCATGGAGACGTAA